ATACTCCAGAATCTAATGACTGGGAAAAAACTTGGATCACAGAATTTACAGTTAGATGCTCTCATTGTAATCATGAACAAAATAAAATAAAAGCAGCTGAATCTGGTAAATGGGTAGGTTTAAAGCCAGAAGAAGAATGTGACTTTATTGGGTTTCATATTAACCAATGTTACATGCCTAAATTTACAAAAGAAGATATTCTTGCAGAAAAAAGAAATCCAGTAAATACAGAAAGAGCTTATCAAAATGAAGTTATGGGAGAGTTTTATCAAGGAGACTCTTCACCTATAACAATAGAAGAGATTCGTTTAAATTGTGGAGATCCTGAAAGAAAATTTAAATCCATGTTGGCTCCTGGTGAGTCTGAATATGTTGTTATGGGAATAGATTATGGATTAAAGTCAGACATAGATAATATGGCTAATCCTAATAAAAAATCTTCTGGACAATCTTATAGTACAGCTGTAATTCTTTCAGTCAAAGGTCCATATCTTTTAAATATAGATTATGCTTTAAAATTTAAAAGAAATGACAGAGAATCACAAAGAGGTATTATCGATCAGTTAATGATGCAGTATTCTGTAAATTTAGCAATAGGAGATATTGGATTCTCTCAACATTTTTCTGAAGATTTACATGCTTCTTATGGAGACAGATATTTAGTATCCAGAGCTATAGGAACATTAAATAATAAAGCTAAATATATATCTGATTCTAATCCAAAAGAAGTTCAATTTGATAGAACACATTATCTTGCTGAAATTTTTGAACAATTAAAAAAAGGACATATACGTTTTCCTTTTGGAGATTATGATAGAGTTGGTTGGTTAATGCAGCATTGTGCAAGTATGGAAATAAAACCAATCATTTCAAAAACTGGAGATTCTAAAATATCTTATGTTAAAGGAGGAACACCTAATGACGGTTTGATGGCACTTTTAAATGCTTATATTGCTTATAAATTTTTAATTACAAATAAATTTTCAAATTTAAATCCATTATTGATTGAACATGATTTTAAAGCAAAGAAAAAACATCTTATGATTACAGGTATTGTACCTGGTAAATTGATATAATATGTTAAAGAAGGAATAAATGTCATATTATAAAAATTATGAAAATTCATCAAAATCGATGGAATATTTGGCTAAAAGAAATGTAAATTTAGAATCTTTAGGAGTTCCTGGATTATCTGTATCTGCTTTAAAATCTCTTTCTAATGAAAGAGGTCAATTAATAGCAGAGTCTTTACATCCTTCTTCTGGCTTAAGTTCATTATCTTATGTTGTTGCAGGAAGTGGTTTAAAAAAAGAAGGATCTTATTCTACATTTAAAGGTGGATCTGGAGAAACTGTAAAACAAGCGCCGAGCATTTATTCTCCTTTATGGTTAGATAGCAATTTAAATTTACCAAGAGATAGAGCTACAATTAATGCCTGGTGTAGATCTTTCTTTGCATTAAATCCATTTGTTCAAAATTCTATAAGTTTACATAGTACTTATCCTATAAGTAGATTAAATATAAAATGCCCAAATAAAGAGATAGAAACATTTTTTAATGAAATGGTTGAAGAAATTGATCTAATGAATATTTGTGTTCAAATAGCTCAAGAATATTTTCTTTTAGGAGAGGCATTTCCTTATGCTGAGTTAAATGAAAGTGAAGGTAAGTGGTCAAAAATTACTTTACAAAATCCTGATTATATGATTATGGATAGAAATTTTAATATATTTCTCAGACCTGACGAAAATTTAAAATCAATTGTTCTTTCGAATAGACCTAAAGATGTAGAGCAGAGAAGACAATTAAATCCTTATATAATTGACGCTGTAAAAAGAGATCAAAATATACAATTAAATAATTATAATATATCTCATATTGCAAGAAAAATAAGCCCTTATGATCTTAGAGGGACAGGACTTCCAACAGCAGTATTTAGACAGCTTATGTTAATGGATAAACTTAGAGAATCTAAATTTGCTCAGTCAGACAATATGATTAATCCTTTAACTGTAATAAAAATAGGATCAGCGGATTATAAACCTACAGCAGAAGATTTAGAATATTATAGAAATATTTTTGAAGCTGCTCAGAATGATAAAGATTTTAAAATCTTCACACATGAAGGTGTAGATATTCAAAAAATAGGTTCAGGTTCAGGAATTTATGATATTTCTGGAGATATTACACAGTTAATAAAAGAAATATTAATTGGTTTACAAGTCCCTTCTGTATTAATGGATGGAGGATCTGATACTACATATGCTAATGGCACTGTCGCATTAGATGTATTAAGACAGCGCTATATGCAGTTTAGAAATATGTTAACACAGTGGTTAAAAAGAAAGATTTTTGCTCCTATATCTGAGATAAGAGGGTATTATAATAGAGAAGGTGGAAAAAATAAATTAATTGTTCCAGACATTGACTGGAATCACATGTCTTTATTTGATACTGATGTATATATTCAAAATCTTATTACTTTAACAGCTGGTCAAGGCGAAGAAAAGAGGGCTTCATTACATACATTATACAGATCTTTAGGTTTAGAGTATGAAGACGAAATTAGAAAAATAAGAAAAGAAAATATTCAAAATGAAATTAATAAGAAAGAAAAAGAAGCTTTAGCAAGCATGTCATTAAATGAATTAAGATCATTAAATGAAGATGATGAAATTCCTGAGCCTCAAGAAATTGAGGAAACCGTTCCTGGAGAGAATTCAGGCGGTAGTAGTGGCGGCGGTGGTGGTAGTGATTCTGGATTAGAACCTCCTTCTGGAATGCCAGATCTATCAGTTCCAGAAATAAAATAATTTCTAATAATGAAGCATAAAATTATTGAATATTTTTAAAAGGTTTTTATGAATAAATTCGCGCAACAGATGGGTTTTTTTGATAAATGGCATGAAAAATTAAGTCCAACGGGTGTTTTAGAAGAAGAATTTAATCCAGATTTCAAAGAAATTATGGATAATCTTAGAGATAATATAGATAAACCTGCAAGAGACTTGGCTTCTAGTCCAGAAATTAAAGATGGTTTAAAATCTGCAAGTTCTTTTTTTTCCAAAAAAAGATATTTAGAATCTGTTTTAGCACTAGGTACATTTCATGAAAAAATGAAAGAAGTTGCAGATATATTTAAAAATTTTCAACATGACTTGGATAATGTCCATAAGAAATTTTTATTTCAAAACATAGATGATGATAAAAATAAAAACTTAAATGATCTTTTAAAAAGATTTTCCAGCAAAACAGAACAATTTGTTTCAAATGCTGGTATATTTGATTTTTTTAATTTAAATTCAGATCCAGACGAAAAAAGAAGAGATAAAGCTTTAGCTATTTGGGAAAAAAGATATCCTGGAAAAGTAAAAGAATTAAAAAGAGAATTAAATAATTTAATTAATAAATCAAAAGATATACATTTTCTTTTATTGAATTATTTAAAAAGAATGTCTAAAATGAGAGCATCAAGAGATGTTGATGCTTATGGTAAACTTTGTTTAGATTTTGTTAAAGCATTTAATGTTTATGATGATATTTTTAAAAAATTTTATAATTCAAAAATTAAACAATATTTAACTGAATCAGACATTAATCAAAAAGAAAAAAAACAACCTTCTAAACCAACTGAAGAAACAAGACAATCCGCTAAGCCAGCAGAAAATAGTCCAGCAGAAAATAGTCCAGCAGAAAATAGTCCTACATTAAAAGCCCCTGATCAATCAAAACCTTTAAATAAAGATCAAAATTTACCATTTGATCTTATTAAAAGAAAAGATGTAAAACCATCTATTAATGAACCTATACCAAATAATAAACCTGTAGCTTTAAAAGAAGAAGAAGCTCTAAAAGAAGAAGAAATTGATGAAGAGGAAATTGAAGAAATTCCTATAGCTAATGATAATTCTAAAAAAGCAATGAAAAGACTTTATGAATTGTTAGTGGAGGCTTCTGATGAAATATTACCAACTTCAATTGAAGATTTAGATGAAAATCATAATGAAAAAATAAATGATTTATATAAAAAGATAATTGAGCCAAGAAAAGATCTTGCTTTAAAAAGAGAAAAGAATCTTGAAAATTTAGAAGAGGATGTAGGTCTTAATTTTATTAATAATCCAAAAGCAATTCATGATTTTGGTCAAATTTATGATGATATGAAAATTTTTAAAAGAGAATTGGATAAAATTAAACGTAGAAAATTAGATGATAACCCTTATTTAGATGATGATAGTGGATATAGAGTTTCAAATCAAAATGATCAAACAATTCCACCTCCAGGAAGAAAGAACATTGAAGCTCAATTATCTTTATTCAAGAGATTAATTAAAAAATGTTAGATAGTGATTTTTATAAAAAATTAATTCAGGTTTCACAAAATGTTGGAATGAAGCCTGAAGATATTTTAAAAGTAATGGCATCTGAATCAGGATTAAATCCTTCATCTTATAATAAAGATGGAGGAGCTTCTGGTTTAATTCAATTTATGCCATCTACAATGAAATCTGTAGGCTATTCTGGAGATCCTAAAAAGTTTAAAGATCTTCAAGCAGCAGAACAACTTGATTATGTAGAGAAATTTATAAAAAATCAAATGAAAATAAATGGAGGTCCATTTAAATCAGCTGAGCAATATTATGTAGGAAATTTTTTACCAGCAGCATTAAAAATACCAGGAATTAAAAATAACGATCTTTCTACAATAATTGTTGCAGAAAATCCAACATCACCTCACATCCCTGGAGTCTCAATAGCCAATGAAGCTATGTACTATAAACATAATAAAGGTTTAGATGTTGATAAAGATGGAGCTATCACTTTAGGAGATTTGAAAAAAAAATTAGATCAAAAAGAAAAAGATTCAGCTTATATAAAAGCTTTGAAAGAATTAAAATCTATATCTTATCAACCAACTATTAAAAGAATTATACAAAATGAAGATAAAGAATCTCCATCTATATTTGATACTTTAACTAAATTTATAAAAACAATTTTAGCAGAAGAAAAAAATAATAAATATTTATATGAAAAGTATTTAGATAAAAATAAATTTGTAATCAAACTTGCAAATAATGTTGATCCTTTAGAATTTGGAAATACATTAACAAATTTATTTGAAAAACATATGTTAGCTAAATGTGATTTATGTAAAGATAAAGAAAATATAGAAGTTATTATTAATTGTAATGGTGATAAAGATTTATCTAAAAAAATTATAGAAGAAATAACCGCTGATGTAAGTTCTATATATAATGTATCTTATGAAATTATAAATAAACAATCTATATTTAAAAAAGCATCGCATATAGAGATTTTAAAAAATCAAAATAAATTTAAGGAAAAATATGATTTCAGAAAATAATGTTTTAAATACAATAGAAAAATTTTCTGGAACTGGAAAAAGTTTCGCCGAATTTATAGCTGATTTATTTAAAAACAAAATAATAGAAATCTATATGGGAGATTCATATGAGGAAATCTCTTTAGAACAAACTTCTATGAGTTATCCAGCCGTGTTTTGTGGTAAAGTAATAGGTGCTTATAAAGAATGTTTAATACTAAATTGTGCCTATGTCTCTAAAAATTCTAAAAAATCTTCAAATCCAAAATGTGGAGTTGGAAATTTACTTTTTATAAATGAAAGAGGAATAAGAGCTATAAATGAAGTAGATAATAAAGGGATTTTAGAGGAAATGTTACTTAGAAGTTCTGAAACATCTCTTATACCAAATTTCTTTAAATAGGAAATATGAAACTATTAGATACATATAAATTATTAACAAAATCTTTTTATAAAAAAGGTTCCTTTTGTGTTATTAAAAATTCTCATGTTGAAAATCCTATAGCATCTTTTGATTCTTTAAGAAAAGCCACATATTATTTGTTTTCTTTAAAATATGGAGAAGAATCTTTTTCTGCAAAAATGAGAAAATTAAATAAAGAAGATCCAAAAAAAGCAATTGAGTTTTTAAAAGAATTCAAAAAAAATTTTGATGAATCATTAAAAGAAGATGATCCTCAAACATCTGCTTTAAACAAGACAGCTTCTTTTATTATTAATTTTGATAAAGTAACTCCAACTCTTTATAGGGGTGGTGCTCCACAACCTTCTGATATTGCTAAATTAAAAAAACTTGGAATATCTAAAATTGTTAGTTTAGATGAAGATTCTGGAAAATATATAAAAAAATCTTGCGAAGATAATAATATAAAACATGTAATGTTACCAATTAATGATCTTAGAAAATCATTAATTAAATTTGTTAGTCAGGATTTTAAAAAATTATTTTTAGATGAGCCTACATATGTTCATTGTAGATATGGCAAAGATAGAACTGGTTTGG